AAAGTTCCATCATTCTCCTCGTTAAACACCCAATTGTCCACAGATACAATACGGCTATCTACGGAAAAGGCATCCTCAACTCTGCGCGGAAGTTCACTTGTTATGTAAGCGTATTCCTCTCCGGGAAGATCCTCCAGCTCCGTTGCAAAATTGCTGTCATAGATCTGCCACCGGAAGCGCTCGTTCTGAAGAATAATGTCCACTGCCTGTCGCATTGCTTCAAGTCCATCCGTCATCCCTGTGATCCGTTTTGATGTCCAGTCAATCAAAAATGTATTCGTAGGCTGTTCTGTTGGTTTCAACTGTACATCTAAACCAACTCCTTCCGGTAATGTTGCCATACTTCCTCCTTACTGCACCTTTGAAAGCACAATATACCTCTGCCCTCTTTGTACCCTCAGCATCACCACACGATCTCCCGCCACGAGTCCCGGATTGATGACAACAGTTCCTCCCTCACCGCCTTGGACCGTCGCGGTTCTCGCAATGACAGAGTCTGTCAAAATCAATCCTGCTTCTGGTTTAGGCTGTGCCGTATTATCCACTAAAATCGCCAGCGGAGACACCGATGTAACCGTTCCAAATGCAAGTTCTGTCGGTTTCATTGCTTTTTGGTTTTCCTGCATGATTTGCTGAAGTTCTCCCAATAAATTAGACAACTGACATTCCCCCTAACTGGCTAAAATCCTTTACCTCAATACTCATTGTGTGCCCGCCATCCTCAAACGTATGCGTAACCTTCTCGGTCAACATCAAACGGACCACTGACAATTCCTTGATTGTTCCTAATTTCACTGGTATGATCATTCCTGCACGCAATCCCGGTATTCCTATTGCATCTATCGTAATTGTCTGAATCACACGATTGTAATACTGTAAATATTGCTTACACATCTCATCAATTTGGGCTTCATTCAGATTTTCATCCACTTCATCATAATATTGCAAAAGCCCCCAGGTCTTGATCGTATCGGTATCCTCATGAATATAAACATCTGTTCGACCGGACTTCTCATTCTTCCGAACCAGTTTCACTCGATTATAAGTATCACTGTCAATATCGCGCTTGTATGTATAATCAGTGACCAAACTTTTGTCTCCAATCATGGTCTGAATATACATATTTTTTGCTTCTTTCAAGGTCAATTTTCCACAATCGTCGTAGAAGTTGTAGATCTTTCCTGTTTGCACGATCGCCTGAGATACTGCATCAAAGATAATATCCATGCAGGTTTCATTTTCTTTATCCAGATATGGAAACACATATCCCGGCTCTTCCATTTCCCCCACATTCAATCCAAAATTCTTCACAACCTGCTGAATAATCTGTGGTAACGTCATATTTTGAAATAAATGACTTGCATTTGATTTTAAATAACGAAGCTGATCATGAGCCGTATAGGACACTTCTCCTTCGCGGTTGCGTTCCGCAGTAAAAACATATCCTTTGAAAAGTTTTTTACCGCTCACAGATAATTCCACCGAACTTCCTTCTGAAATTGCAATCCCAGAATCCTCCAAGCAGGTAAAGGAAAGTGATGCCGGATTGTCAAATCGCTGTGTGGTCAACTCTATTTTTGATGCCACATCGGCATAATCTGTCTGAATTGTCCGTATTATTTCATTTGAATCATTCAAAACCGTTGTCTGAACGACCAAAGACACATTATCGATCACTTCTCAGTCACCCCGTTATCTCCAATTGACTTTCCTTTACCCAACCGTAAGAACCTACATGTATCGGATACTCCGCGCCCGAAACGATTCTAGTTACAGTCGTACTGACATTCACCGCTGTCCCATGCGGTTTTCCACCAGCGCTATCATAACAATACTCTCCGTTTACAATCACACCTGCGCCGACTCGCATAGCGGATGTTTCTACTGGACGCTCAGTTTCTGATGTTGTTTGCGCTTCTGGTTCTTCCTGAGTCTCCGGCTGTGTCAAAACGATATTGACCGTCTGCGGAGAATAATTTTTATACTCTTTCAGAGTAATGGAATAATGCATATCCCTTGGCTCCCCGCCTTTATCCTTGGTCTCGAACTCGCTCACAACACAACGCATATTAGTATCGTACAATCCAGAACGACTTATAATCAACCGACATTTCTGCTGATTTTTTAGTGCGTTTTCAATCTGTTTAACGTAATCCTTCGGCTTTTTGCTTCGATTATTCACATACGGCGATTCTGTATCTCTTGGGAAAAAACTCTCCCAAGAGATCTCCTTTAATCCCGGCTTTTTCTGCACCAGGACCTTGCCAATGCCAATAACGTCATACTCCTTGTTGTTGCTTGGATATTTTATTTTTATCTCTTCCGGATTTACCGGAATTTTCAGCTTCTTGCCTCCGAAGCACAGATAAATTGCAGTTGTATTCTTCATAGTTCTCTCCTTATCCGTGCGATACTACCGTTCCTGCTGCGCGCTGTTCAATCAAAAGCGCCTTGAGCTTGTCCGCAATGTCCTGCGCTGTCAGATTCTTTGCCTCGCTCTCTGGAATTGATACTTCAATGTGAGGCGCGAGAGTTTTCAGTTCGATCTGGTTCATGTAACGTCGTTCAGCCAAGTTTCGGTATAGTTTCAGATCTTCATCAGACAGCTTGATGTCTTTATCGATCTTTCCAACACTTCCCACTTTTCCTACATTTCCGATATCTCCAATTCCGTCTCCGAGCTTCAAATCTCCAAAACTACCAGCAAGATCTGAAACATTCAGGCTCAGGTTATCCAATTTTGAACCCAGACCAGCGCCATAATTGCCCCACTGTTTCATCGTAGTTCCGATATCCAGATTTGCCATACGTTTGATCTGAATCGCATTTTCACCGAAGGTATTGTCAACCCACGATGACAAATTTCCGCGGATTCCACTTATCACTCCAGATGCGCCTAATCCTGTAAGCGCATCGAGCGCACTGGCAACCGTCTCAATCATTCCAAGGATCACATCTAACGCATTGGAAAAAAGATGTGCCACATTCGCTACCGGATCATTAAATGCATTTGCAAAATACTCCGCAAATGTTGCGATAAAATTCCAGAGGGTCGCAAATACGTTGTAACCAACTGCATAAATAAATCCAAACACATTTCCAACAACAGATCCAACCTGTTGCATGCCAATTCCATATTGTTGCGCTGCAACCATTAAACTTGACAAGAATACCAATGCTAAAACAATATACCAATTCGCCAAAGCCCACGACGCAGCTTTTGCCACATTTCCTGCAATACTTGCAGTTGCTTCCGCTATTGCCGCCGCCTTTACGGCAGCAATCCCTGCCACAATAGCGGTCAAAATAGGGATAATAAAATCCATATTGTCATGCACCCACAATGCACTCTGTCCAATCGCAGACAAAGCATCAACACCCGCTGATGCCAATGCCGAAAATAACTGGATTGCCTCACCGATCAATGCCTGACCGCGATCCGTATTCAAAAAATCATTCCATTGCGATGCCATATCCTGCACACCATGCTGAACAATGTTCTTTCCCATTGTCATCGCATCTGATAAAGTCATAGGAATGGATTCAAACTTTTTGTTGGTTTCATCTGCCATATCAAGTAGCGCGTTTTTTACAACCTGCGCCGTAACCTTGCCATCCTCGGCGTACTTCTTGATCGATCCCGAAGCCCATCCCATACTTTCCTCAATGGTTCTTGCAATCCCCGGAGCAGCAGCAAGAATTGAGTTCAGATCCTGACCACGGAGCACACCCGCCGCCATTGCCTGCGTCAGCTGGACCATTGCATTACTCTGCTCTTGCGCCGATGCTCCACCGATTTTGAATTGCTTATTCACCTGCTCAGTAAAAGCAATCAACTCCTGATTCGATGAGAATGCGTTCTTCGCATTAAGTCCCATCTTGCTGACGGCGTCTGCGGTATCAAAATATGATGACTTTGCACGCAAAGCAGATTGATAAATCAACTCATTCAGTTCCGCCGTTGTCTGCTGACCATCATTGATCAGGTTCATACGGGCATTGACCTGCGTTTGTGCATCTGCAAATCCAAAAAAGGATTTTGTCAAAGAAAGCGCACCACTTGCCACAACTATCTTTTGGATTGTTCCAAGCAATTTTTCTGATGCACGTTCTGTTTTCTCTGTCTCCTCTTTGTGTCTTCGTTGCTTCCCAACAATCTGCTCCAGAAGTTGATTCGTCTGCGCCGCCTGCTCTCCCAGCCCGCGGATTGCTCCGATCGTTGCCCCCGCAGACCGTCCCATCGCATGAGTCAAGCTCTTATCCAATGCCGTTGTAGTCGCAACCGCCCGATTTCCAAGCTCCAAAAAAGTATTAAATGACGATGAAAACTGATCAGTGAGGGACAATGTTTCGTTAATTACAGCCATCTATGTAATACCTCCTATTTGAGCTTTTCCAATTCTCGTGATTCCTTCATCAGTAACTCCGACATCAAAACGCGCTCTCGAACAGAAAGTCTCATCACCTCATGAGGGAAAACACCATGATCGCACAACATTCTCTGCATCAATTGCACATCCACGGTGTTTTCCGAAATCAGTTTTTTGCCTCTTCCTCAAGCTCCTCTAAGCTGTCGTCATCGCCAATCATCTCATTGAGGTTTCTGATCTCTTTGACAAGCAGATCATACTCACCCATTGTCAGCATGCGTCCCGGAACATCCAGCGGATCTGTCGTCTTATAATACGCACATAATTCAGCATCTTTGAAATTCGGAGTCACCACGCAGGCATCCACCAGAAGTTTTCCGTACTTATCCGTATCAAGCTCCTGGATAATACGACCATTTGCTCTCGTTTTCTTCATTGCTCGCTTCAGCAGACGATCATTCGTCTCCTGATCGATCACGCGGATGACAAACGGAATCGGTTTTCCATTTTCATCCACAGCTCTCTTTGTGATTACAACCTCTTTTGTCTCATCCATAACCGGCGGTAACAAGAACGCTTTAATATCTGCCATAACTTTATTCCTTCTTTCTTCTTAATTTTTAGCTTCCAAGCTGTTCCGGATCATGAAACCAGTTGAGAACCTCGATGTTCGTAAACGAAAATCCCACTTCCATGTCCAGCACATTGGAATCGGCATCCAGTTTCGCGATCGGTAATTTGTTGAGCTTCACATTATAAAAGACAACCGTCTGCGTTCCCACACTCGAAGCTGGATCATCATTTGTGATCTGAAGTGTGAAATACGGCAGTTTTCCTGTCTTTAAGTACTCCTGTAATAAGCGCAGGAAATGCGGAGTCCCATAATACAGCGTCATCGTTCCAGATAATTTAACTCCGGTGGTTCTCACCTGAACCAAGGAAGTGCCAACAACCTTAAAGTCCTCTTCCTGAAAGCTCGCATCTGACTGAAACTTCTTCATGCTAAACATCTGATGGTTTTCACCATTGATTGTCATAAATCCATTTCCGGAACTTCCATTAAGCGCGTCGCGCTCAAGTAAAAAATTACCATCCATCTTCCACAACCTCCTTACTCAGTCACAGTGCCGGCCGACACATTCACTGTCATGTAAATCTTCTCAATGCTGTCCACCGGCTGAATCGCAACATCTACAATTACAGAGTCAACATCATTTTCCTCTGTCACAGAGACATCCTCTGCTTCAAAATTCTGAATTCCGTTGTTTGCCTGCATTTCATTCAGGTACCCCACGATCCATCCTGCCAGAAGATTGCGTCCTGCTTCATTGTTGTTGGTTTTTCCTACATAGTACAAAGCAAACTGCTTATACACATCATTGCAGAACTGATTCAGCACACGCATTACACGGTTTTTAGAAAAACTCTTCTGCTTATCCACAGTAAAACTTGTCAGAGTGTTGATATCTGTACATACCTTGACTGTATCGAAACTGTCAATAAACACAATCTGACCATTGTTGATTGCTTCCTCGATTTTTGCATCTGTCAGCTTCGGATTCGACTCTACGGCATCTGGATATCTGGCATATGTCAGTGATTCGTTATATTTGGCTCCTGCTTCTGCACCTCCGATCCACCACGTTACCTGCTGTGGCGAAAGAATCGTTCCATCAGAGAGCTTCACACCATTTCCAACAGAGATCACCCACTCACTGTTTGCAGTTTTTGCCTCCGCCAGAACTGCCTGACATTTCTTACCGATGCTGTTGGAAACTCTTTTCGCAAAGGTTGCATATGCCTGCTGTACGGTTGCATCCGTCCCGTCATACACAACAATATCGAACTGATACGGCTCTAATTCCGTCAGGAATTTTGCGTAATCGCCGGCGGTTGGTGTCGGATCTGTTCCTCCTGTTAAACTTTCCCCTGCGGATGCAGTCAACGTCTCTGTTCCGCTAAACACAACCCACTGATTTCCGTGTAACTCTCTCGCTGTTTTTACACTCTGCTCATCAAGAACATTTCCATCAACGATTGTGGATACGGTAAAAAGATCCTCTTCGTCCGGATCTGCCGAAACCATAATGATGATGTCATTTCCTCTCTTGCCTTCATACAAAGCCGTAGCGGTTAAAGCGCCAATCTTTGTTGATGCCTTCGCTCCGCCCGTACCAGATACTCGATACAGCAAAATTTTCGACGGTCCAGATGTCACATCGCTTCCTTTCATCATTTCCCGTAAGAACAGAGCACTATCTGAAGTGATGTCATGACCAATAATGTTTTTTACATCATCGCCGGGAATAATTTCCTGCATAATCCCAACACGTCCCCAAGACATCGGCTCCGCAATTGCCACAATTCCCTTGTCTCCAATATTGGCGCCAATATTTCCTCTTGACCTCGTATTGATATACACACCCGGCTGACGTTTGTTCTGGCTTGTCCATGTTCCTCCTGCCATCCTACTTTCCTCCCTTCAAATATTTGTCCAAAAGCGCCTTTGCTCCTGAAATGGAATAAGCTGGCTTCACCAGAATCGTTCTGGCAAAGTCCGGCTGATACCCGGACAGATGTTTGCTCTTTAAGAGTTTTTCTGTCGGATACAGGGTTTCATTATTATTACGTTTTTTTAATGCCGGCATAATTTTCCTCCATCTCTTGCATTTTAATCTCATCTTCTGAAAAGCTGACGCGCTGGCGAATATGGAACTGATAATGCAATTCATCATCTTCCTCATGCCATTGCCTTTCTTCCGTCCGGATCAAAGCCTCATTCCCCTGAGAATCCCTATACACAAATCGCTCAAGAGAGGCATCCAGAAATTCAGCCACCTCATAAATCTGAGCATTGCGGTCGACGATATTTCGTTGCTGCACAAACACAATATCCATTGCCAGATCTCTGCCCATTCTGCTTCCAATGTGAAGTTCTATCGTAACAGGCGAAGTGAAGAAAATAAAAAAGCAAGGAAATTCTGTTCCCTGCTGATTCGGGCTGTCATAAACAGGATAATTCGGATACCTCTCAGAAAGCAATGTCGCCAAACTGTTTAAAACTGATTTTAATGAAAAAATCACTTCATTGCCTCCTTTACTCGTTTCTCTAACTCGCTCCGAACTACACTCCGGTATCTTCCAATTGCCGCTTCTTTCATGTGTTTTCCAGGTACATAGGTTGTTTTTGTTCCAACCATAATACCGCCAGATCCATCCGGGCTTCTTTCCAGCAGATTCCCATTCACAATCAATCCCGGAACGAAATGCTTATCTACTCGATGACCATCATTTACATAAGATGCATATCGCATGTTATTATTTAACTCTGTGTAAACACTTCCGCCTGTCACGACGGGTGTCGTAATGCTATCCGTTGACCAATGCTGTGCCATCTGACCACTTCTCATATTCGTTCCGGCAAGTGTTCCGTCATTGGGCGGTGTTTTCTCTGTTGCCACTCGAACCGCCTCAATCGTTGCTCCCTCAATCACCTCTGCCATAATCTTGGGAACATTTTCTCCTGCCCTTCTCAGCTCTTCCAATCGTTTTCGCATCTGACTTCCGAAACTCGACAAGAAATCACCTCCCCGATTCGATCAGATTATCTCTCAAAAGAACAACCTCTTTATGCTCCAATCCTGTCAACGAACCGCCAACCGGATCGTAAAAATCCTGTGGTGATCCAGCAAGATATCTTTCCGCCTGATTTGCACGACCAAGATTTCCACCTCGAATCACATGGAGTTCATCGCCCGCACAAAGATCCACCGCAAGGTCACAGGAGAGCTTATCCTCTCCCCTGGATCTTGCGGCATCATCCGTGATGCTTGGGCTTCCGGTCCCTGTATGGTACACTCGACACGGGATGCCTTCCGCAACTTTCCTGCGCTCCTGCCTCGAAATACTTCCATCTTTTATCGAAACCACTCGATACACATCCATGAGGTCCGTGTACCAGCCCTCAAAAATAGGATTGTCAAATAACATACATGCCTCCCATTCCAACCAATCGAGCAAGTGTCGCAAGCTGTTGTCCATACTGCGTAGCATTCCAGCTTCCCCACTTTTCCGTTCCGATCGTTACTGCTGAATTGTCATAACTGACGGATGTATCTCCCATCGTGGTGCTCTTTATGACACCTGCCGGCTGTGCCTTCGCAACCACCTGCGCCGTTCCAGATGATGCTGGAGCGTATGTCTTTAAATACATTGTTGAAAAGTGTGCCAGGTAAAGCCCCACAGCATAACGCCACATGCTTCCCCAGCGCGACGGAAGAACGCTGTCATTTGCCTGCGTCAGAAACATATTCAGGATTCCTTCCGGAAGAAGATCCTGACTCTCAGGATCTTTCCCTTCCTCCGATGAAACTTTCTTCGTAAACTGTGGAAAGTCCTCCCGGAACATTTCCTTCGTGTAAGCTCCCCGCTCCCCCGGCTGTGTAAGATTTGCCGCCTGCTCTTTTGCTGACTGAAACCTCGACGTCATCGTATTCGTGCTTCCATACGGCCACATCGACATCACTCTTTCTTTCCGCTCTTTGTCTTCACAGACTTCTTGGCATCCTCAGAAGCATCTTCATCTGTTACCGCCTTTTCTGCATCCGGGCGGATATCATGCTCTGTTGCCAGCTGTTCTGCTACTTCATCTGCCTTGTAAAGTTCCTTGTCCTTCGTTCCTTCTGGGACTGCGATATTGCCACAAAGAATTGCTCTCTGAACCAGATCGCTCTGTGCAACATCCTCCGGAATCTCTCCAATATAGTTCTTTTGGATCAGATACAACGAGCCATCTGCTCGCCTTACCTGATAATTTCTCTTTGATACAATAAACATCTTGCTCCTCCTTAGATTCCATCTACATAAATCATCGACTGATCGTAAAACATCTCCACTTCGGACAGATTGCCGGCATATGCGGTATCAAAGCAAAAATCCTGAGTATTGGAGCTTGTCATTGCTCTCGTAAGCGGAGCAAGCTCATCCATCGCAAGGAAACGTTCCTCGTTGCGATAAACCACCATACGATCCGCGCCTGCATCTCCGGCGCCTTTGCACCACTTTGTTGCAGCGATTACAAGATCTGAGCCATTCTGTTTTGCGACATTATTCTCGAGAAGGAACGTCAAAATCGTCTTCTCCGCCAGCTCAGTCACCTTGGTTGTTGCAAGATAGTTAAACTGCTCATACGGCATAAGAATGTGATTTGGAATTGCACTGTTGTCATACTCACAGGACGACCATGCCAGCAGGATTGCATCGTTGATGTCCTTTAAGATCTGATCTGGGGTCTTATCCTTGAATTTTGTGCTTGGCGAAGTCTTTCCGTTAGACTCAGCATTCGTCACCGTTACATCTTCGTTGTTTACGAGACCGGTTGTTCCATATCTCGCAAAACCGGCATAGGTATTCTCATCCAGATGCTTGTCATAAGCCATTCTGAGTCCATCGCGAAGCAGAGTGTCTATATTACGACCAGTCATGTTTCCTCTCTGCATATCGATCCACATGACGCGAGTGCCTGCCGCGATCATATGTGCCTTGTGCTGACCCTTGGAGAAATCCGCCTGTACCATTGGAATTCCGTTTGAACCACCAGAATGTACCAGATTATCTCCAGATCCACCAGTAATGCCATAACCGACCTGCATAGTGGAAACGAACTCAGCCCAACCACCACCGACACGAATCGGAATATCTCTCGCATATGTAAAACTTGTGAGCGGTGTCCGAATAATCGGATCTCTCTTCTCAAGCTCAGATGATAAAAATGCCTGACCAGATGCGATTCCGGCTGCATCCATAGTGAATGTCGCCACATTTGCACTTCCTGCGGATCTGCTCACCGCTCTTCCCAAATCATAAGTACCTACATTTTTAAACGCCATGTCTCATTCCCTCCTATGCATTTAAGATGGTCAGGATTCTCATCTCTGCCACACCATTGGCATCCGCGCTTCCCTTCCACTGCGTTTGTCAGTTTCACATTCTTACCGGTATCGGCTGTTGCCTCGAATCCGCCGACAACTGCATTCGGATAGGACTCATTTTTAACAGTACGAATATAGACGTCTCCGCCGGCAGTCGGAGTTCCGTTCTGGCAAATTACATTCACACAGCCACGCTTCATGACTGGAACAGCATCGCCAGCACGATAACTTCCTTCATTCTGATTCATATAATCCATTGCAGATTTTACTTCACGAACTGCAACACCAACAAACTTTCCTGCGGTAGATGCCGTCTCCCACGGTTTTACCGCTCCTGCTGTTCCAAGCACTACCGGAGCACCGAATGCGATCTCGCCCTCACTCGGATGGGTGTCCACCACCATGTCTGCCTGTCTCGCATAACTGCCGGCATATCCATGTGGCATACTCTTTCCAATTACCTGTCCTTTCATTACTCGTTCTCCTTTCTCTTGTGCGGGTTTCTTGCATCATAAGCAGCCTGACACTGCTCCACATTCATCACAGAAGCTTTATCCGCAGTCTTCTTGGCATTTGCCTGCGATGCTTTTAAGATCGCACTGATATCGCTGTTTGCATCCTTCGTAGTAACAAGTTTGATCAGTGCATCAGAAACTGCCTTTCTCTGTGCTGAATCCTGAATGGCTGCCACAGTCGGGCGCATTGCCTTTAAAATTCCGAGAGCGATTGCTTTGTCCATTCCTTCATTAGTCTCTTCATCCATTTCTCCAACTGGAACAACCTTCGCCTCGCCGTTTTCCTGATCATCCCCCTTCGGATCTTCGTCTTTGCCTCCCTCTAAAGATTCGATTGCCTCATCCATCGGGTCCTTTTCTTCTTTTTTCGTTGTCGGATCAAGAAACTCTAAAAGTCTGTCAATTTTCTTGTCTAAGGCATTCAGGAACTCTGAATCTTTTGTAGCTGTCTCTCCTACACCGTCCGGCTTGTCTTCCGGACTCTTTTTCTCCTCCAAATTGTTTTCCTCCTGTCCCTTTGTTTCTTCCGCATCCAAGGCGACTGCGGCATCCATCGCCATCTGCTCGATCTCTTCCGGACTCTTGTCCTTGACAGCCTGACCAAAGAGTTTAAAAAATAATCCTGTTTTGCTCATTGCTTTCCTTTCTGGCTTTTTCGCCTCATTTTTATCTGAATCTAAAATAGCGGCTCGTTTTCCGGCTCTTCCCCGGTCAACTACCGCTACATGATTCCCTCTGATATTTTTCTGGCTGTATGTGCCATCTTCATTTTTTATATAATCGCATTCATATCCGCAACTGATCTCCCGCTTTCCATTCTGGATCGCATCGATCAGGTCTCTGTCATGAATATGAAGATCCGCAATCATATAATCCTTCCACTCACCTGTTCCCCGCCGGATATTCTGCGCATGCCCCATTTCATATGTTTTCACCTCATCCGGTCCAATCAGTCCCGGCGGATGATCATTCGTCACCGGCTTTCGAAAGACGCAAGAGCTGCCTCGGAGAACACCTCATCCGGCGAACGGATGACGGCGATGATCCGGCCGGAATCTCCTCCGGAGAGTCCCAGCTCGCTTCCGAGGTAATCCTGCGTTCCAGTGCGGGCGATAGGCACATTCTTACAAATCAAAAAGCCCTCGCCAGTCTCGATCTGGTTTGGGCTTATCGTGTATCCGTAATACGCAAGCATCTATTTCCACCTTTCTGTTTTTTCGCACCTTGCGCAGCGTTTCACATAACCGCCGTAGGGGCCGGAATCCCGGCTCCAGTGCTTGCAGTAGTGATGGCTGCATCGGTGCTGTCTGATCCGTCTGAAGATTCCCATTGTGATCACCTC